GGACGATCCGAGGCGAAGGTGCGCCTTCACGTCCGAGAGGGTGACGAGCTCAGCCACGAGTAAGATCGCGCCCATCGCGCCCCTTTTTCACTGCTAGCCGCCAGCCGGTGTCGGGGCCGTCAGGCTTCTCGCCGGTATCCTTCTGCGCGATCCAGAGTGAGCCGCCGAAGGTAACGGCATCGCCCGGCGTATAGGCCTGGCCTTCCTTAAAGACGCCCCGGTCGATCACTGCCGGCACCGTGAGGTCGAAGGTCTTTACCTGCTCGCCGCGCACGAATCTGAGCGTCGCCTTGCGCTCCCCGGTCTGCTCGATCGACATGTCGTCAAAGCCCAGCCCCGGCTCGCCATTCTTGCCCTCGACGCGACCCAGCTCGCAGAGCTTACCGTCGCTCAGGGTCACAACCAGCCCGCCGGCGCGGTCGATCATCGCACCGGCAAGGCCGACGCCGTCCTTTGCAACGGGCAGCGCAGCGACAGCGCGCTCGACGGCCGATGCGATGATCGGCTCGACGTCGCTGACCGTGACGCTCTTGCCATCGGCCGGCGTCGGCAGCGCCGCGACTGCGGCTGCTACTGCCACAGCGATGATCGGCTCGACATCAGCGACCGTGACGCTCTTGCCGTCGACTGGTGCTGGCAGCGCCGAGACTGCGGCCGCAACCGCCGCCTCGACCGGCGCAATGACGTCGACCGGGGGCAGCGCGGCGACAGCGCGCTCAGCTTCCTGAGCAATCAGTGGGCGCACATCGTCGAGCGTGACGCTCTTTCCATCGATCGCGGGCGGCAGCGCCGCCACTGCCGCAGCGACAGCGGTCTCGACCGGTTCGACTAGGTCAGGCAGCGGCAGTGCCGCTACAGCTCGTTCCGTCTCCGCAGCGATCAGTGGCTTCACGTCGTCAAGCGTGACGCTGACGCCATCCTTCGCCGGGGGCAGATCATCGACTGCGCGCGCAACTGCCGCGGCGACAAGGGGCTCGACGTCTGCAACGGTAACGCTTTTGCCGTCGCGGGGCACGGGCAGGGCGGCGATCGCATCGTCAATCATTCGCCGAATGCTCGCCTCATCCGGCGACGCGTCCCGTGCTTCGACGATCGCAAGGCGGGCGAGCAGCGGGGTGGTGGCCTTGTCGACAGCTTCACGGACAATGATTGCTGTGGCCTCGGCCATCGCTTTCGCATCAAGCATTCAGCAACTCCCTGCAGTATTCTTTGTACAGGGCGGCCGCCGCACGCGATCGCTCATCAACTTCTGCGGGATCAGCCGGAGGCGCCGCCGCAGGCGTCGTGTCACCTTGGCCTTTTGCCCACGGATCTTCTCGCGCATCGCGCTTCGCCAGCGCCTCGAGGCTGTAATTCTGCTCTTGCAGGTACGCCGTGTCGCCGCCGGTAATCGGCTCTAGGTCAAGCCGGCGACGCGCCTCGTTGATCTTCTTGATCCCCGATTTGGTCGCCATGGCTTCGGCTTCGATCATCGCCTTGGTGTCCATGCGCAGAAGGCCGTCGAGGTCGAATTCGGTGCCGATGCCCATGCCCTCGCCGATGCCGAGCCCTTCATCGAGGCACAGCTCGGCAGCCTCGATTAGCGATTGCAGCGCCTGGGTATAATATTCGAGGTTGAGGCTCTCGACGTTGCTGTTCGTCGGCAGGTTACCGATTCCCAGCTTGTAGGGCGGCACATGGAACGTTGAGCAGACCACTTCGGCGGTCCACTTAAGCTGGTCGATTAGCTCGGCATCCTTGGCGGTGACGGCCATGTGCTCATATTTCAGGCCATCGCCGAGTACGGCTACGCGGCCAGAATTCTTGCCGCCGTAATAATCAGACCAGTTGGCTTTGAGCTCGTCCGACGATTCTTTACTGATCTTGCCCGGTGCCGACAGTAGCCCGCCTGGGCGCGACTGGTTGCCGAAGAAGACGGCCGAATTTTCCTGGATGCGCAGCCCCTGCGTCGCCGCGAGGCCGTTCGCATAGATTGGCGACATGCCGACCAGCGGGTGAAACAGGCAGTTGAAGCGATCGTGGATGATTTCGCGCGCAGGCACGGCGATCGCTCCGGTAAACCCGGCGAGATTGTCCGCATGAAGCTCGTAAAAGACTTCGCCCTCATCGCTGACGAGCACCTTTACGCGGTTTGGATCCAGCACATACAGGGCAGTCACGACGCCCCGGCCGTCGCGACGCTTGAGGACATACGTGTTGCCGCGCGCCAGCTTCGAGAGGAAATAGCTGTCCCAGAACTGGATGCGGGTCTGAAACGAGTTCGGTTTGCGAAGGACCGGCGAATAGGAAGCGCGCGTCGTTTCGGACCAGATGCCGGATACCGACTGCGCGACGAGCTTGACCCTTAGCTTCGAAATATCAGACGCGATTAGCGTCATGCACGCGAAAACGGCGTGGTAAGCCAGCACGCTCTCGACTTTGACTTCGACGTTCTCCTGCCAAGCGCCGGCGAAACTCTCCCGGACAATGCTGAACCAGCCGCGCCGGTCGTCGACTGGGCTGACGGACTTAGTCCGTCCGAAGTCAAAGCCGAGGAAGCGCATCAGGCCTGCGAGCCTTTGGCTTCGGCGATCTTCTCGCGCAGAACAGCCGCGTCCCAACCGTGATACGGCTTCTTGCCGACAGCTGACTGATATTCCGCGCGCAGCTGCTCGAGATCGTCGGCAGTACCACCAGTGCCGGTAGGCTCCAACGTAGCGGCGCCGTCCGACACGATGTCGGCACGATCATACCCGAGCTTGCCGAACACCCGGGCATAACGCGGGTCGTTCGCCTTCAGCGCGCGGGTAAAATATGTTTGATGCTTCATCGCCTATCCTTTCAAGAACGGCGTATCCCGCCCGGGCGCGGCGAGCGTCCGGGCGGGGGCTACGTGGCCTCAGCCGCCGTAGTTGGCGCTGTCGATGAACTGCACCGCACCGGGGCGACGCTTGCCCCAGTTGATGTAGCGCTCGGCGCGGATGCCGATCATGTTGTTCTGCCAGAGCGACAGAAGAACGGTGTTGGCAGTCGCAGGTGCGTCCGGCGCGCTTTCCATCTGCAGCGATGCTTCGCTGCTGACGTCGAGCATCGTCTCGCCGTCATCGGCAAGCAGGATCTCGTTCGCCTTTGCCAGGATGATCCGCGACCCGGCGCCCGTAACGGGCGTGCCCGTGCCGGCATTGACGGGGACGTTCTCCGACAGGACAACCGGCAGGCCCATGAAGGTGCCGCCGCTGGCGCCGTTGATAACCATCCCGGCGAACTCGGGCTGACCGAGCGGGTTGGCCATCAGTGCAAGGCCGAGCGCCTGCATCTCAGTCATAATCCAGACAGCGCCGCCGAGCGAGAGGTTGGCCGTCAGGAACTTGCCCATAAGCAGCTTCGCGTCGTGTCGGACTGCGTCTGCGTCGACACCGGAGGCGACGATCGGGGTGACCCCATTGGTGATCGATGCCGGCGAAACGTCCTGCACCGCTGCCTTCGTCGGATCGACGAACTGCTGGTCGAGGAACTGTGCGGTCTGGCTGACCAGATCATCCTTCACCACCTGCTCGGCCGAAGGCGAGGAGGCGCGTGCGAGCTCGTCCGTGATCACGACGATGCCGGCGGTCTTCGCGCGACCAAGGCGGATCTGGTCGAATGCGAGAGCGCTGACCGGCTTGGGCTTACCCTCGCCAACCCAGCCGACCGACGAGCCGCCGGTCTGACGCGGGATCTTGATCTCAAACGGTACACGGCGGAGACCTTGGATGCGGCCGATAATCGTTGCCGGACGCAGCAATTCGGCGAACTCGCTGGTCATGTTCTGATATTCGACCAACGGCTTCGCCCAAGCCGTGTCGGTGGTGGTGCCCGCCGAGACGGCAGCCTTGAGCACGTTCTCGACTTCCGGCGTGCTGTCGCGCCAGGTCTTCGCAATCTCGGCCGCCTGCATCAGGTTGCCCTTCGAACGCGCGAGCGCCATCGCGTAACGCGTGAACGCGGTACCCTTGGGCAGGTTGTGACCCTTGATCTCGATCCGCGAACCGCCGCGGGTCGTCCCTGCGTCGGCAGCGGTACCGCCTGCAACCGGAGTTGCCTTCTCGCCAGCCGACTTCTCCGCCTGCTTCAGACGCTTCAGGTGGCTGTCGATCGATTCGATATCGGCCTGATTGCCGTCGAATTCTTCGGTCTGAGCGGCGTCGAGGGTTGCCCCATCGGTCGCGGCCTTTTCCATGATGGTGTCGTTGGCGGCGACCAGCGCGGCGCGCTTGGTCTCGAATGCGCCAATCTGCGCAGCATAGTTCATCGTCTATCGTCCTTTGATCAGGCGAGCCGCTTGATTTCGCGGATCACAACAGGGGGAGCCCGATCGCGGGCAGGGTTCTCCAGCTTGACAACCCGAACACTCTTGCCTGACGCGGCACGCTCGGGGTTTGCGGGGATTTCGGGGTCGGGGATGCCGGCCGCGTGACGCAGGCCGGTATCGATCGACTTGATGGCAGTGATGATAGCGTCGGCATTGGCCGGGATGGTGACTGCGGAAAGCTCGAACACCTCGACTTCCGTGAACCGGATGCCGCCCGCTTCCATATAGGCATATTCGATCGGTCGGAATCCGATGCTGGTCGCGCGAACGAGGCCTAGCTTAATCGACTGCCAGGCGAGGTCGAGCAGGTCTTTGAGCAGACCGGGCTCGTCCGTTTTGGCGACCTTCGCCTTGAACGGGATCCCGTTCGCAGTTGGCTGGCCGAACTCGCACGTGCCGACCGGCTGGTCGTGGTTGTGCTGCCACAGGAACGGCATCGGGTTGGTGAACTTCACCCCCAGCGGTTCGATGATGTCGCCCACGCGATCCACGGTTGGTGTCGTCGCGATACCTTCGATGGTGCGCGCGTCTTCGTTGACCGCCTTGATCGCAAGGACGCTGTATGCCCTGTTGTCCATAAGAGCGCCTTTCAGATAAATAGGAAATTGAGCCCGGCGCCTGTGGCTTCCGGGTTGCGGGTCATCAGCATCACCGCGTTGAAGGCGGCGACGAGGGGATCAATCTTCGCCTTGCCGGCGATCTGCTTGGTGATCAGGACGGCGTTGCCGCGTTGCTCCGCTTTCGCGTTGCCGACGCACCACGCCATCAGCTCTTGGTTGCCGTGGACGAGGGTGCCGTCTTTCAGCTTGCGTTCCGTTCCCCACACCGCGCCGGAGAGGCGAAAGCCTTGGCTGACCGCCAGCATCTGCTCAGCGGAGAAGCCGCGGCCAGACAGTTCGTCGACCAGTGCCGTCACCCCTTGGGGATCGAGCCCGATCGCCGCTTCCTCGGGAAATAGGCCCGCGTCCTTCACGCGCTCGAGCAGATCGGCGACGTCGACGAGATCCTGCGTCGGGGTGACGCATTTCACGAGCGTGCCATGCCCGATGAAGTCGTTCAGGCGGCTCGCAATGTCCTTGCGCCGATCGAACACGTCCTGTTGCGCCCAGGCCCGGCACCAAAGCAGCCACTGCTTTGTGACCTTGTGCCGGCCAAGCAGCGCAAGGCCGAGAAGATCGTCGAGGCCGCCACCGTCGCCACCGGCGACGATCACCTCGCAGACCTCGAGCAAATGCTCGAAGGTGCCGTCCCAAAGCGCCGCCGGTGCGGCCGCGCCCTCCCAATAGGTAGCGCCGATCCACGCATCGTGGCGCAGGCCGACACCGATCTCCACGTTCAAATGCTTGGCGTAGAAGACCTGCTTGGTGCCGTCCTCAGCGTTGGCGACCTTGCGGA